ACGAAGTTTGCCAGAGGAAAAAAGACTCAAAATTGCAAAACTACCTTTCACGAAAGTAATTGAATTTGCCAAAGCCGACCCGGAGGTAATCGAGGATTTAATGGCAGATGATGAGGGTTTTGAAGAAGTCCGACATTTATCTGTCCGCGAGTTACGCCGCGCAGTTCAGAGCAAACAGGCAGAAATCAATGAACTTACTACCAAAAACAAAACCCTGTCCAACCGCCTGAAATTCAAGGCTCCGACAGTGGATACCGATGGCGGGCAGTACGGTCAGGAGGTGGATGAAGCCCAGCTTGCCAGTATGCAGTATTTTAAACAAATTGATATAGCAGTCGGCCAGATACATGCCTTACGCATGCAACATAATGAACGGCTATATGATAAATCCCAACAAGGTGAGATAGAACGTAAAAAAGTTGCGCGAGCAATTTACCGCGCCACCGCCAGCGCCGCAAGCCAAGTGCTTGACCTTCTAAAAACCCTAGAAGCCGAAAGCTTTAATGATATAGAGGCGCCATTTGACATTACCGAGCGTTTGAACGAAGAACAAACTGAGCGTTTTCTATCTGCCGCCAAGGCTCTGGTTGAAGACCAGGAATCGGTGAACCGCAAAATCAAATACCAGGCCTATAACAATCGCCCCACAGGTAAGGGCAGGCCGCCCAAAGTTTAATTGTTGCTGTATAATGCGCTTAAAAAAGGACAAAAAATGAACACAATAATAATTCTAACGCTATTTATAGCTCCATTTTTCCTAAAAAACCTACGTGGTAATCAAAATAAAACCCAATACCGCCTTGATGTAGCTTTGTTATTTATCGTCTGCTGGTCAAGCGCGGTCAGAGTAGCCTGGGGGATGTGGTGATGCCTATAGCCAAGCATAAAAATGTCCAACTTCCGGCCAAAACCAATAAAGAGATTGTACACCAAGAAAAATCCCACTGGGATGCCGCAAGTGGCAGACAGCAAGAGTTGGCAATTGCCAGATTAAAATTAATTGAACCGATTATAGAGCAATTATCCAATGGTGTTACTTTAAATACCGCTGCCAACTGGTTGGCAAGTGAAATTAAAAGCGGCAGTGTTAAATTTGCAGGTAAACGGCCTTCCGCCTCGACCATTAAACGCTATGTAACAGCCTATAAAAAACACGGACGCGAGGGATTATTACCAAATAACAAAGGCCGCACCCGCAAGGACTACGGCTGGGAGGCTGAGGCAATTGAACTTTATAACATCTCGTCCAAGCCGGACTTTTCTGGAGTTGCCTGGCGACTTAGGCAATTAGGCTATGACTCGGCAACCGATAGCCGGGTTCGGCGTTATCTAAAATCCCTGCCCACCCGGCTTAACAGCTCAAGTCCTGCCAGGATTGGCAAGCATGAATACAGACTCAACCATACCTTAAGCAAATCCCGTGATAAATCAGTGCTGCTGGTCGGCGAGATTTATCAGGGCGATGGCCATACGGTAGATGCCTATGTCGCGCACCCGAACACTGGCAAACCATACAGACCGGAACTTACCGCCTGGATAGATGTTAGAAGTCGTTATCTTGCCGGATGGTATTTGTCGGAAGCGGAGAGTGCCAATAGTACCCTGTTCGCCTTGTCACATGCATTTGTCAGCAATGATCACATCCCGGCTTGGCTTTATATAGATAATGGCTCTGGCTTTAAGGCCAAGCTAATGAATGATAGCTCTACAGGATTTTATGCGAAATTTGATGTAAGCACTACATTTTCAATTCCCGGCAACCCGCGCGCCAAAGGTGATATCGAGGGCTGGTTCAGGATTTTTCGTGATAAGCACGACAAATTTTGGAATCAGGGACGTGATTATTGTGGCCATGATCAGGCAGGAGAGGTTAACCGCCGACTTAGCGTTGACATCAATCAAGGCAAACGGCAATTGCTGTCTCTTTCAGAATACTCGACCTCTATTGCGCAGTTTATTTATGAATATAACCGAACTCCGTCCGCTGCCCTCAACGGCAAGAGTCCAGCGGAACTTTGGCAGGCGCTTGAAAAGGTACCGGTTGAGATTAAAAGAGATGCGGTTATCCGTCCACGCGAGATACGCATGGCGCGTAATTCTGTGATCAAGCTGCATAACCGCATGTATAAGGCATCAATCTTATATGACTATGACGGGCTTGAGATGGCGGTGGAATATGATCTGCATGATGATCGCAAGGTGTGGATTTATGACGCTGATAGTCGTTTCATTTGCGAGGCAAATTTAATGATGAAAATTCCATACATGCCGCAATCGCGCCTGGATGAGGCCAGGGAAAAACGCTTAGCCGGACAAAAACAGCGCTTGCAGCGCAGGCTGAAAGAGGCCGAAGCCAGAAGCTTTAATCCGCTGGAAACCAAGATAACTCCGGAGGCAGCAGAAGAGCAGAAAAAAATTGCTGCAGAAATCAAAAATACGGCAATCAAAGTGCCCTCGGAAACGCCAAAGGAGCGTTATCAGCGGTATTTATTGCTAAAAGACAAACCCGATTTATCTCAAACTGATGCAGATTTTGTTGAACTTTACCCGCAATCAGTTGAATTTTTAACCCAATCACAACTTGAGGAAGATTTATGAGCAACCCCAATATAGCTTCTTTGACTAATGTAGCAACCTGCCAGCGAGCGCTGCAACTTGCACAAAGCCGCGCTAACGGTTTTCCCGGCATGGTTACATTTTACGGCCCCTCCGGCCTTGGTAAAACTGTTGCCGCTACCTATGCTGCCAATAAATTCAACGCTATACATATTGAGTGTCGGTCAGTCTGGACCACAGCTACGCCATTGTTGCGCGCGATTTTGAAAGAAATGCATATAGACCCTGCCAAAAAACCCATATACGAAATGGCTGATATGGTGGCAAAGGAGCTGGCGGATTCTGGCCGCTGTCTGATTGTCGATGAATTCGATTATCTGGTTACTAAAAAAATAATAGATGTAATACGTGATATTCATGATGCTTCAGATGCTGCTATTTTACTAATTGGTGAAGAAAATCTGCCAACAAAGCTAAGAGCATGGGAGAGATTCCATAACCGCGTACTTGATTGGTTTGTAGCTAATCCAGCCACCAAAGATGATGCGGCAGAGCTTGCAAAAATAAATTGCCAAACAATCACAGTGGCAGATGATCTGCTGGATGATCTGTTAATAACGGTTAGAGGTAACGTGCGGCGCATTTGCACCAATCTAGACAAAATAAAGGAAGTAGCCAAGGTTAAAGGCCTAAAAACCATCAGCCTTGCTGATTGGAAAAACTCTGGTGAGATATTTAACACTGGCGATCCTGCGCCGCGGAGGATTAGATAATGAGTAGATTGCCAGCGCATAAGGCGCGGCAGAATAGACAGGAGATCTGGCAGTTTATTCGCAAAAATCCCTTGTTCAAAATTGCTGACATAACCAATGCCACACTTATACACCACGGCACCATCAGCACTTATATTTTTAGTCTGTGTAATGCCGGGATAGTCGACAGGACACAACCCAAGTATTCGCGCAATCGTAGACGTAAGCGCAATATGATACATGAGAAGTCTTATTCTGACCAGGTCTATAAACTGGTTAAGGATAAAGGTCATACCGCTCCAACCGTTACCAGAGATGGCAGCCCCTCCCTTGTGGGACGACACCGCAACAATATGTGGCGCACTATGCGAATGATAAAAAACTTTAGCACTAGAGAATTACAAATATATGCCAGTACTGAAGATTGCCAAATGTCCATAGATACCGCACGGTTATACATTAGTATGCTGGCAAAAGCGGGCTATTTAAAGAAATTGCCCAATTACAGATATCAATTTTTACCTGTGATGCATACAGGTCCCCTACCCCCGATAGTTCAGACTGGGCGTCGCAGCGTGTTTGATCAGAATTTAGGTAAGATTATGTGGGAGAAAACTACGTGAAAAAATATGAATGGTTGCGGGAGCTACATAAACAGTGCGAGATTAGCTCACAAGGAGAAGTGTGTCGTGCCTTACGTCAGCCGGATGGTTTCCCCAGCAAAAGTGTAATTTGCCTGGCACTACATTTTAAATATCCGTCTAAAAAAGGCTTGGCCAGATTGCAAAGCCTGGTCGAGGGCGCCTATATGAATCAGACGGTAGATTGTCCGATCCTGGGAGAGCTTGGCAAAGATAGATGCCAAGCCGAACAGCTAAGGGAATTTTCTGCCACCAATCGGCAGCGCGTACAGCTATACAAAGCCTGTCGTAGCGGGTGTATTAATTTTAATCAAGGAGACAAATTGTGAAAAAACCCAACCGTATTAAAACCGACGCTATCAATCCGCCTGCAAACCGTGAGCAAGCTGACAAAATGCTGGCCGACATTGGCAAGCTGCAACGCCAAGTTCAAAGAATTGATCACAACATGAATGACGAGTTAAGCAAAATCAAGGCGCAGTTTGAAGAGACTGCCGCCCCGCTTAATGATGCTATAAACGCCAAGTTCCATGCTCTACATACCTGGGCCGAGGCCAACCGTAATGAGTTATTGCCAGGCAATCGTAAAACCGCCAAACTGCCCTCTGGTGAGATTAGTTGGCGTAAGACTCCGCCCAGGGTGGCGATTCGTGGCATGCAGCTGGTTATAGATACTCTTAAAAAAATGGGTCATAACAGCTTCATCCGCACCAAGGAGGAAGTAAACAAGGAGGCGATACTGGCCGAACCAGAGGCAGTCGAGGGGGTAAAAGGTATATCGATTACTTCCAAAGAAGAATTCGCAGTCAAACCCTTTGAGTCTGACATTGAACGGGTTGAGACTGTAAACAGAAGGGCTGCCTGAAATTGAATCGCGCCACCTTATACAAACTCTTGCCTATTGCCAAGCGTGAATTGCAAATGCACGAGGATGATTATCGCTCTCTGTTGTATCGTCATGGTGCAACACCAGATAATCTAGGTCGTATCTCAGCCAAATCTATGCATCTGTGGCAGTTAGAGAACGCTCTTGGCGAAATGAAGAAAAAAGGTTTCAGGATTAAATCTGGCAGCAGGATGCGTAAGCCTAATGGTGAATTGGTGCATTGGCGTGAGCCGCGCATTAACAAAATAAAAAATCTTTGGAGTTTGTTAGCTCAATCTAGTCACCCGGAGAGTGTGCGAGATGGTTCGGATGCCGCGCTAAGGTCGTTTCTAAAACGCCATGTTCATAAATTCACCGAATTGCCATGGGCTAATACCTTTCAACTTAATGATGCAATTGAGCAGTTAAAAAAATGGTGCAATAGGTGCAATGTTAGATATTGATCAAATCGAAGAATATATCCAACCAGAGAATTTGCCACCGGCAATGCGCGAACTTATAGATGTGATCGGTCTGGTTTCAGCGATTAAATTAATAATGAGTTTTGGAGGCCAAAAACTATATATTTCCGGCAAACTGTCTGACAACTTGATTAGCTATGTTATAGGTGAGGCTGAATATCAAAAGTTATGGGAAATTTATCGCTCGGACACTTTGATTATTCCTAAAAGCGATGCCTTAATCCAACGCTTGGCGCATATTCAGGTAAGAATACTCTCACAACAGGGCAAGACTTCCGCTGAGATTGCACAAATGCTGGGTTATACGCAGCGCCATGTTTTTAGAATCCTGTCCAATCGTTATCAACATCTTTATGATGAAGACTGGGGCGAGACACAGCCTAATTTGGATTTATTCAAATGAATATCATCTGCCCGCACTGCAATAGCCAAATAAGTCTGGAACAGGCCAGTGAAGACAAGGATGCCCGTAGATTGTTCGCCCTGTTATCGCACTATAAGTTTAGTGGCGCCTTAATTGGTTATTTATCACTGTTTAAACCACCGTCTCAATCTCTTAGATGGTCGCGCGCTTTAAAACTTGCAGAAGAAGTATTGCAAGAATTTGCTGGCGATAACAGGCTTGAAAGCGCACTTATCACTACAGTCAGCCAGTTGCGTAATCGGGGCGGCTTTAAACAACTTAAAAACCATAACTATCTTAAGCAGGTTTTAGGTTCTCTTAGCAGCGCCAATAAACCTCTAATCAGGCCTGCCACTAAAACCGGACAGGCAATAAAGAAATTACAGGATTTAAAACGATGATATCAGACTGGGTAATTAACGAGATGGCAGAAGGTGCGCAAAAATTATTAACGCAGTCTTTGCCAGGCACTCCAGCCTCCGAGCTTATTGAGGGTACGGTAATGGTATGGGCAGAGGCCTTTTGCTACAACCGCAAATGGGAGCAAACCATAGACCAGCATCGGCTGCGTGAAGCATTCCTGCAAACTTGCGCTTTGGCAGAACGTTGGCCCAGCCTTAAGCAAATTATGGATCATATGCCGCAACGGCTGGATACACAAAAATTGCCGGAGCCGGAATTAACACGGGAGCAAAAGGCGGAGAATCGGGCGAGGATAAGAGAATTATTGCAAACCATACAAAGCGATGCCAGCGCTTAACTTCAAACAGGAATTTGTAAATAAAATTCTCTCCGGCGAGAAAACTACCACGATTCGCAAGCCTAGCAAGCGCAAATTCAAAATTGATGGTGTACTTTATCTTTACACCGGACAACGGTCCAAGGATTGCACCAAACTTGGTACGGCAACAGTGAGACGTCTTAGCCAAATAGAAATTGGTGCTGGTGAGGACGTGTATATAAATTCTGTGCAAATCAATTGGAATAAACAAAACACCCCAGCCGGCGGTGGGGCTAATAACACCGGCAGCCGGAGCGCAGGCATGCTCCTCATATTTTCCTAAACCTAGTCCTGCGTGATCCGGCATTAACACTCATTGGGTATGACCCAGGTCATATAAAAAACATTTTAAATGTGTGCACAATGCGCTTCATGCCACATGAAGAATTTAAAGGCTTTGACGATTGGATAGAGATCTTTCGCGCTGGTTCCCAGACTGACTCATCCGGCAAGACTATCAAATTTAGCCACGATGATCTTGACTCAATTATAGAGTCGCACGAGCCAGCACCAATAGTGGTTGGTCATCCTAAGGACAATGCCCCGGCATATGGCTGGAGCAAGGAACTTAAACGCAAGGGCGATATATTGCTTGGTAAGTTCTCGGATATAAATCCCGACTTTGCTCAGGCGGTTAAAAATAAGACATATCCAAACCGCTCCATCTCATTAGTTCCCATTAATAATGGTTATAAGTTACGTCACACTGGCTGGCTGGGCGCTGCTGCACCGGCAATCAAGGGCTTAAAGCAGGTGGAGTTTAGCGCAGATGAAAATGCGCTGGAATTTAGCAACTGGCAAACTGGTTACGGCCTTGGTTTGGCCGCGCGCATATTGCGCAAACTGCGCGAGTGGCTGATTGATGAACATGGCAAAGATGCTGCAGATCAAATCTTGCCTAACCATGAAATCGATGAACTAAAGGAGACTAGCGATGCGATATGTAAAAAACCTAATCAAGAAACAAACTTTTCCCAGGGAGAAACAACAATGAGTAAAAAAGAGTATAGCGAAACTGAAATTCAAAAAATCAAAGATGATGCCCGCGAGGCGGCTGAGTTGGAGTTCAAACAAAAAATGAACGATTTAAATGCTGAAAATAAGAATTTAAAAGACCAGGCCGCATCTACCAAGGTGGATGATGCTATTGCCGAATTTAAGGCTAAAGGCATTATGACTCCAGCGATGGAGCCCGGCATTAAGGATTTTATGCTGTCACTTGAACCCGAACTGACATTTGAATTTAGTGAGGGTGATAAAACCACCAAGACTGTAGCTCTTGACTGGTTTATTGACTTTATGGGCAAGGCCAAGCCGACGGTTGACGTAAACCAGCCTAAAGTTGATGAAGATATGGGCGGTGGCTCAAGTGATGTGCAAAATGCCGCCAGAAATTATATGGAGAAAAACCCCGGCATGAGTTATGCCGAGGCTGTATCCGCCGTATCTGACAAGCAAGGAGAATAATTATGCTTACCAATAAACCTGACAAGATTTCAAATTACGTAGCCGAAGAGGATATACCGGCTCATACGCTGGTAACCTTTGGCACAGATGATGCTGGCTGCAATATTGCAGTTGCTGCAACTGATGCGCCACTTGGGGTGACTACTGAGATAGATGCGCTTAAGGATGAGCGCTGCGATGTGATTCTAACTGGTATAGCTCCAGTATTATACGGCGCCGATATCACTAAAGGTGATCCGTTAACTGCCGGCGCTGATGGCAAGGCGGTCAAAGCTGGTGATGGTGATTTAGTTTTTGGCACAGCCATGCTGGACGGAACTACCGATGATATCGGGTCTATTAATTTACACAAATAAAGGAGAATAAACATGCCACAATCAGCATACCCGCAGGATGAAACACTAACCAATATTGCAATCATGGTTAAAAATAAGGACGCGATTGCCGACAAGGTTTTGCCCCGCACTGCATCTATGGACAAGTCCAAATTTTCATATTTTAAATTTGACGACGAACAGTCCTTTACCGTGCCGGATACCAAAGTTGGCCGGCGTTCGCAGGTTAACGAAGTTAATTTTCACGGAGCCAAGGCTACTGATGAATGCGAGGATTTTGGTCTTGAACACGCCATTCCTAGTCATGACCAGGGCAATAGTTTTAGCACAGTTGACCCCGAAGCTCTGGCCACCGAATGGCTTACTAACCTTGTCATCTTGGATCGGGAGATTCGAGTTGCGAGTCTTATATCAGATCCTGCTACCTACGGCGCTAACACTGAAGTTATTGCCGCAGCGGACAAGATTGATAATCCAGCTTCCGAAGTAATTATGATGTTAACCGACATTTTGGACAGTTCTTTAATAAGAGCCAATAAGCTGGTTATGGGCCAGCCAGTCTGGACCAAGCTGCGCCAGCACCCTGATATTGTAAAGGCAATTCACGGTAACTCAGGAGATAAGGGACTGGTAAGTAAGCAGGCATTGGCTGAATTACTTGAGGTAGATGAGATCATCGTCGGCCAGGCAATTTTCAACCAGGCCAAGCCCGGCCAAGCACCTGATTATCAACGAGCTTGGGGCAATATGCTGGCAGCGCTGCATACTAATGAAGTGCAAGCCAGAGCTGCTGGCACCACCTTTGGCTTTACCGCCCAATACCTTACGCGGTACGCGGCCAAATGGGAGGATCGTAATGTCGGTCTGCGCGGAGGCACCAGGGTTAGAGCAGGTGAATCGGTCAAGGAGGTGATCTGCGCCTCACAGTTTGGTTATTTACTGCAAGAACCACTTACTCCATAAAACGCCCTGTAAGACCGGAATGCGATTTAAGCAATGTTGATACTAATCAAAATTCTTAAACGCGTACCGGCAAGATTAAACAGGGTTCTGTTGATTTTGAAAAGGACATGAATATGAAATATATAACCAGGACAAATATCCGGCTAAATGGCAAGCGAATCTTGACGGGGAAAAAAGTTGAAATTGATACTGATAATGCCAAAGGTCTGCTTGCTTCAGGCGCAATTAAAAAAGTTGGCAAGAATAAGTCTGCTGACAAAGATTCCAATCTTGTAAAGGCCGACCCTTCAGTTAAATTAAGTGAAGTGGTTACGGCGATTGGAAATCTGGATAAGGAAGAAGCGGAGAATTGGACACAATCCGGAGCACCTAAGGTTGAAAAGCTTACAGAGATTTTAGGCGTTGAAATTAAGGTCGAGCAGCGCGATGCGGCTTGGGAAGAGTTTAATGCCAACTAAGGCCAGGCTTACATTAACTGGCAGCTGGGCAAAAGTGACGAATGGCAATCCTGCTCTTGTCCAGCTTCAAAATGGTTCTGCCAGAATCCATGTTGGTAGCGCAACACCTGCTGCCGACTCAACAGCTTTTCATTTGTTAGACATGGATGGCGAGCGAACTTTTCAATATCTTGCGTCTGGAGAGAATGTTTACGCCAAAGCCTATAGCTCAAAGCTTGATACTTTTATCGTGGTAACTGAGACATGAACCTGGCAGTACCGGGCAGCAATGATTTAAACGTAAAGCGTAATTCACATTGTCATACTCCTTATATATATAAGATACAAACCCCATACTCTGATGTTTGGTGCCAGGCGGACGTAGATCAGACTATAAGACTAAATGGAGCTTATCTTGATTTTATAACTACAACTGAAGTTGATGATGGAACTGTAACTTTAAATTCGACAAGCCCGCTTGAAGCCGAGCTGGCGGTTAATTTGCCCGCAGGTCAAAGGCAGATAACATTCAAAAGTGTCTGCGGTGATACTGCTCTGGTTTTTGATGTTAAAAAATTAATATTTTTGCCTACCAACTGGGTGAAGGTCTCTAGCAATGTGTCGGCAACCGCCGGGCAGATTGTTACGTCCAACAACCGCGCCGGTTGGAACAAAGGCGCAAGCTTTGGCACAGTGCCGGCAGGCAAAGATTTTGAGCTTGAATTTAAGCCTAAAAAAGTTAGCAGTAGCAAAGAGCAAGGTATGTTCGGGATGGATAGCAACGATCCTAATTATTCATATTCAAGCATTGATTACGCCTTGTATTTGTCTAAGTGGAATTTATATGTGTATGAAAATGGCAGTAAAAAAGGCGCATTCGGCAACTACTCGTATTCAGACATCTTGAAAGTAAAAAGAACTGATAGCGTAATTGCTTATTACAAAAATGATGAATTAATTTACACATCAAACACCCCAAGCACCACGCAGATGGTGTTTGACTGCTCATTGTATCGCCGGATTGGCGCTACCGATATTAAACTTTTTTATATTGAATAATTATGAGCTATGCCACTGTCACCGATTTTATCCGGGAGTTTGGTCTTGCTGAAACCACCGAGCTTTTAGCTGATGAAACCAATATGGTTACGACGGAAAATATTAAATATCACCTTAATGATGTAGAGATCACTGATGCAGATGAATTAGCTGCGGTTCGGTATGCAGTGGAGCGTCTTGAATCGATGTTGGCAGAGGCTGCCAAACTGATGAACGGCTATATAGCCAAGGCCGCAAGACTGCCGTTAAGTGAAGCAACTATCGCTGCTGCTCCTGTTAAAACCTGTAATCTGGAACTTGCAAGATGTCAGCTGATGGAAGATGCCGATAATGGTACCGAGCTTTCTGAAAAACGCTGCAAGAGATGGCTTGAGTGGTTAAAGGATCTAGCTAGTGGCAAAACTACTTTGAGCAATAAGCAGGCTGCAACTGCAAGCTGTCCGGTGCGCCAGGGCTATTCGGTAAGTAAATATGACTGGGGGGCCTATCCGTGAGCGGTTTAAGTTTGCAATATGATTTATCAGCTCTCGATGAAATAAATCGCCATTTATACAGGTTGACGCGTTTCGATAAACGCAAGCTTGCAGAGGAGATTGGCAGTTATGTGGTTGATGAAATCGTTGACAGACTACATGCTCAAAGAACTTTTGACGGCAAGCATTTTATTAAATCCAAAGCCGCAAAAAAACGTGGTGGCCTGACCCTGATTGATACGGGCGCCTTGCGTGATAGTTATACCTATCAGGCAAAAACAGATGGCTCAGAAGTTTTAATTGGCTCAGATAGTGATTATGCCGCAATTCATCACTTTGGCGGCATGACCGGTCGTGGCGGCAATAGCAAGATTGAAGCCAATCCGGTGTTGGGCCTTAGTGAGGATAACAAGCGCGAGATTGGTGACATGGCGCTGGATGCGATTAAGAGGGTGTTAAGGTGAGCATAAATACACATTTAACTTCAATTAAGAATTATTTACGCACTGAGCTTGATAACAAGCTGGTGCGCACGGTTGATCTATATGCCGGGCAATTCACTGACTCGGAGATCCCGCAAAAATCTTTTGTCGCCCCGGCAGTGTTTATAAGCTGTCTTGGCTGGCGCATACCTAAAGATAAAGAGTATGGCAAGCGTCATGCAGAAGCGCGCATTGCTATATTTGTGCTGGCCAAGCATGCCAAATCCCGGGTGGATCGCATGACGCTTGCCATTGCTATTGCTGAGAAGATTCATGTTTTGCTTGCTAATCGGCGTATTGGTGAAAGATGTGAAGATTTCGGCAAGACCAGTGATTTTAGCGCTGAAAATTTATACAGCCGTGCCCTGGATGAGCGCAAGCATGCATTATTTTTAATTAGTTTTTGGCAAGTAGTTCCAGTTAGCGATGAAATTGCAATTGAATATTGGGATGGTGAGCCAGAGCTTGAACTTACGGAGAATTTAGATGAAGAAGTCTGATGAAAAAGTTACTACTAAAGCTACTACTAAGAAAGACTCCGGAGGAGTTACAGCAAACCCTCCTAAGTTAGGTGACGAAATTGAGGTTAAGGCAGCCCAAAACAGGGTTGTGCTAAATAGCATGGGGAATCCCTACTCTAAAAACAAAGAAATCAGTGTAGTGGTTGATACCAGAATTCTAACCCAAATCAAATCTGGTGATTTAGTCATCACCGCAATTATAGGAGACAAATAATGTTAGATAATATACTGCCACTTACTAAACTAACCCCAGGGGTAGCATTTGAAATCGACCCCTCGCTTGCCATTGCTGGTCTTCGCGGCATGCCGCGCAGGCTGCTTTTAATCGGGCAGGTAGCGGATACGGCATCAATTGAAACTGGCAAGGTTATTGGCATATCAACCAAAGCCGCTGCGGATGATCGTTTGGGCATGGGTTCAATGCTTCATAGCATGTGGCAAGCTGCGGCTGACAATGCGATTATGGGTTTGCCGATTGATGTGATTGCTTTGCATGATGATGCAACTGCCGCCGCCGCAACTGGTTCGGTACAATTTACCGGAATTGCTACTCATGCAGGTACCATATCCTTATATGTAGGAGGCGTGTCAATAAGGGTAGGAGCGGCCAAAGGAGCCACTGCCTCTGATATTGCAACTGCCATTAGCGCTGACATTGCAAATTTGCCAGAGCTTCCGGTCAATGCGACTGTGTCTGGCGACACAGTTAATTTAACCTGTAATTGGAAAGGCGAGACCGGCAACTCGATTGATATTCGACTTAATTACTATTATGACGACGAACTGCCAAAGGGGATAAGCGCAACTATCAATCCTATGACGGGAGGTAGCCTGAACCCGGATCTAACCCCGGCAATTGAGGCGATAAAAAACTATCGCGCTACAGAAATCGTAAGCCCTTACGTTGACAGTGTTTCTATGACGCTAATAGAAGAAGAGCTTAATAATCGCTGGAAGCCGCATGATATGCAAGATGGGCAATTGATTGTTTCAATGAGAGGTTCAGAAGGTGAACACCTGGCCTGGCTTGCTGATCGAAATGAGTTAAACGGACATTCAATTCATACCAAGGCTGATATGACCAATCCGTGGGAGACTGCGGCTATGGCAGGAGCAGCAATTGAATCGCGCTCGGTAATCGATCCAGTCTACCCTTATGTCGGCGCCAGACTGCATGGCTACAGGCCAGCCCTGCCGGCAGAGGATTTAGAAGAAACCGAGCATAATAATTTATTGACCGATGGCGGCTCTTATCTTACTTCCAACAACAACGAGGGGTTTTTGGGAAGAATGGTAACCAACCGTACCGAAACCAATAACGGCGCCGAAGATGCGTCAGTGCGTAATTTGAATTGGGTTAAGGCCATGAGCTACTGGAGGTGGTTCTGTGTGATCGAATGGTTGGTTAAAGTACATGAGAAAGGTTTTAAAATCGCCAAATACGTAACCGAGCCAATACCGGGCCAACGCATAATCACTGAGGAATTTGTTGAAGAGTTTCAACTTAGAAATTATGACAAATTCATGGATGCGGGGATTTTTCAACATAGAGATTTTTATAAGGAAAATCTCTTAATCGAACTTGACGGCACCCATGGCAAGGTCAAGATTCAGGAACAGCCGGTGCTTATAACTCAGCATTATCAAACTGAAACTAAGAGCCAATATCGCGCCGGCGATGTAGGCAGAATTTAAAGGAGATAGACAATGTCAGTATTTGTACCAAACTATATAACAATCGACGGTGAGACTTTGGACGTGGTTGACAACTCCATCAAACTCGAAGGTTTTGAAGGTTGGGAGCGCGAGGCGGTGCTTGGCGCTACCGGGCGTGATGATACCAAAAGTAAAAGAGTTGAGCGCAAGATCACGGTGGAGGTCAAAATAACCCGCGATCTTGCTATGAATAGTCTTTGGGTGTGCGATGCCCAGATCGTAGTCGGGCAAACCCCGGACTGCGGCGATGGCAAGGCAAGAAGAGTTAGGTGTAATCCGTGCGACACTATGAGTGTCGGGGAAATAGGTGAAGGCACGCTTGAGATTGCCTATCTGGTCAAGGCTCCGGTGGAGTGGTTGTAAACCATGCAAACTGAAGATCTATTCAAAGTTCGTTTAATCGACGGCCTGCCAACCAAGGTCGGAGATGTAGAGCATCGCTACCATACTGTTATTTTGCGTGAGCTTACCGTAGGCGATGAACGCCAGGCGGTAAAGTTGGCAGAAAGAGCAGTTAATGTGCCGGGTCAGGGGTATAAGCTATTAACCAGCGATGAGACCTATAACACCGCCCTTACTATGCTCGCGATTGATAAGTTTATCGGTGATGGCGGCAGGCAGATTACGCGCGACATGATCGATTTTAACCTGATCGACAAGCTGTCAATTGCTGATTATGAGCTTATTCAAACACGAACAATACTAATTGAATCCAGCATTAAGTTGCGCCATGGCGATTTAACCCAGCAGCAGTTTGATGAATTATTAAAGGCCGCCGGAGTAGATAGCTCGCGAGAGTCCCCGGGCGAGGCTGAAAAACTGGAGCCGGCTGGCAAGCCTGCTGGCGCTAAGGTTTCAGTGCTCGCCGAATGAATTTGAAGCTATGCCCAAGGGCAAGTTGTTGTTGCAATTTGAAATCATAAAAAGGCAAGATGAGCACGCTAAGACATAATCTATCCATAAATCTTGTCGGCAATATGGAACGCCGTTCTAGGCGCTTGGCTCAAGCTTCGGAGAATTTAAGCCGTCGCCATGGCCGCGCCATGAAGATGATGCAAAATGCTACCAAACGCATGGCGCGCGGTATTGATAGAGCTGGCAAGCTAACCATAGCTGCGGGTGGTGCGTTAATTGCCGCCAATGCCAAGCAGGTTATGGATTTTGATGAGAGGATCCGTGCAATTGGCGTGGGAGCTAAATTATCGGGAGATAAATTAAAAGAATTTGCCAGTTCGACCAAAGACCAAATACGTACGGCGGCGATTAAAAACCGCACGTCAAGTTCAGAGATTACCGCTGCGCTTGAAGCCATAGTCACTAAAACTGGCGATCTTGAATTTGCCAAAAATAATATAGAAAACATCGCAATTGCCATTCGTGCAACTGGCGCGGCAGGCAGTGATATTGGTGCTATTTTATCTGAGTTTCAAAAAATGGGTAAAAAGTCACCCAAGGTAGTCATGGAGATGTTGAACATCTTAGCGACTCAGGGTAAGGAAGGTGCGTTTGTATTAAAGGATGTGGCAAAACTGGGCGAGCGATTGTTTGCCGCCTATGGGCCCAAGAATGTTAAGGCAGTACGTGAGATGGGGGCGATGCTACAGTTCATTCGCCGGGGTACAGGCTCTTCCGAACAAGCAACGACTGCGATGGAGGCCGTGATCAGGGTCTTAAATGATAGTAAAAAAATTAAAGCCTTGCAGAAAAAAGCTGGGATTAACGTGTTCGACCCAGAGATGGCTAAAAAAGGCATTGAACAGTTGCGGCCGTTAAAAGACATCATTATAGAAATGATTGAGGCCTCCGGAGGCAAGTCAAGCCTATTGAGCGAGGTATTAGATGCGGAGGCTTTAAAAGCATTTAACGATCTAAAGAATCAATATAACCGCGGCGTGGACATAAGGGCTGAAGTTGACAAGCTATCGAATATTGATGCTGGCGAAACCTTGCAGGTCGATTCCAAAGAAATGGCTCAAACCATGAACGCGGCTTTAACTTCGTTAAAGGAAGTCTGGATGAAATTTGCCGATGAAAACCTATCCAACCGCATTCAAAGACTGGCTGATGTGATAAATGAGATGGATCCCAACGATATCAACAACTTTTTAACGCATGTTAGAAATGCCGCCGGCGGCATTATCGCGCTGTATGCCGCGACCAAAACCTTGCAGGCAGGTTTTGCCATGTTTAAAGGCGGTAAGATGTTAGTAGATATGTTTAAGGGTAAAGGTGGTTTGCTTGAGCGCGGCGGTCCTGCGAATCCGATGTATGTGAGAGATATAAGTTTTGGCAAGGGCAAAGGCAAACGAGGCGGCAGAGGCAGGGTTTCAAGCGCTGGCACAGCTGCGGCAGCGGCTGGATCTGGGGCAGGGGCTCGCGGCAAAACGGGAGCTCGTGCATTTATGAAACGTGGTGCTATGCGGGCCATCCCTGTAGTTGGCCAGGCTTTGGGTGTAGCGATGTTGGTCCACGAGTTGCAAGAAGACAGTTCTAGCACTTTGCAACAAAAAAGACTCTTACAAGAAGCGCATTACAAAAAACATGGGCTTCCAGTTCCAAAGAATCTGCAAGCTCCGGTAGCCCCGAAACATGTTCCATCCCTAGAACGCATGCAGCAGGCGATGAGCCGGCATAACGCCGAGGCCAAGGCGCAGGGTAATGCCTTAATTCAAAGTTCATCGCAACAAAGCGCGTTGGCGGTAGTGAATAAAATGCGCCAAACACCAGGCCAAATTAATTTAAGCCTTAAGGCTCAAAATGGCACGAGTGTTACGATTGACAGTATTCAAGATCCAACCGGATTTAAGATCAAAGGTTACAATACCGTGGCCACAATGACCGGAGCCGGGCAATGAGTTGTAAAAACTGGTTTGAACAATTACAGGCCGCAAGTTTTAAGGATGTGCCGTTTGAGGTTGACGGCAGTCTTGATACTACCCAAGGCTGGGATGCCGTGGTGCGGGAATATCCGTTTCAAGATATACCGACTATTCAGCCGATGGGCGAGACCACGCATGAGTTTAGGGTCTCGGCCTATGTTGTCGGCAAAAATTATGCCAAAAAACGCGATGCTTTGGCTAAAGCGCTACGCGGCGAAGGTTTGTTATCACATCCTACTTTGGGTTATATGAGGGTTTGGGTTAACGGCCCGTTTAGTTTTCGTGAGGCTATTATTGATGAGGGCAACGTCGCAAGATTTGATATTACATTTATTAAAGCTGAAGAGCGCAGGTATCCGCAAATAGGCCTTAATTTAAAGTTTAAAATTCTGGATGATATTAAATCCGCGATTGATACCGCCAATGCCTGGTTAGGCGCGGCGTTATCTTTTACCGGCGCCGGCTTTATCAAAAATACCGCGCTTGGACAAATCGCGGATATAGTTACTGCCGCCGAAGAGCTTGCCGGCACTATTCACAGCGGCAAGGACAGTTTTAATAAGATCAAGCAGTTTATACGTAACTTAGGCAGCCGCGCCGAGGCATTATTTGATAATCCATCAGCACTGGCGGATCATGTGGAAGATGTATTCAGACTGCCGCAGACAATTGATTCGGCTCGTGCCAGAGCCGGGTTTGACAGCTTGCAAACCTTATTTAACTATGCATTAAACGCCCCGCAATCACCGTTTAATACCCCGTCCAGAATGGCCGAACGCGCCAATTCCGAATCTTTGGCAAGGTTTATCAAAATTATGGCAATGCTCAAGGCTTGTCATTTGCTGCAGGAATTTGAATTCACTAGCTATCGTGAGGCGTTGGATATTCGTAAGCTTATTCATAAGCAGTTTAAAAGTTTGCTGTTGGATACGGCCAAGGATTACGAGTTGCATAATAGTCTTCAAACCGTACACGCCGATATTCTTGCAAATATAACCGAGAGCTCCCAAAGTTACGGGCGGGTTTCAACCTACACGCCGACCGATGTCCAGCCTGTTATCTATATAAGTTACAGGCTATATGGCAGCACCGATTATGCCGATGAAATTTACTATAACAACCCGGCAATTAAACATCCGTTATTGCCTCCGGCCGGCAAGCCTTTAATGGTTATTAGCCATGTTTAAGTTTCCATCCCAAAAACATGTAACTCTAACCGTTGATGGTGAGGATTTCATCGGCTGGCTGGATACGTCAATCCAGCGCAGTATTGAAGAGATATCAGCCAGGTTTAGCGTGAATGTGGCTCTCATGCCAGACGGCGGTACACCACCTATAGATAGGCAGGATGAGGTACAAATAATGATCGGCGGCAGCAAAATTATGACCGGCATAGTGCTGGCAGCCGAGCCTTACTATAACGGCCATGATGATTATGGCATTAGGGTTGAGGGCCGAGATCGCACAGGTGATCTTATCACCGCTGCTGCAATCCATGAAGGCGGCCAGTGGCGCGGTGTCGGCATTGATCAGATTGCCAGGGATTTGTGCAAACCTTATGGCATTGAAGTTAAGGTAACCAATGATGCGGACATTGGCAAGCCTCTTGAACGTTTCGAGCTTGAAAATGGCGAGCCGGTAGCGGAGGCCATATCAAGAGCGTGTAAATACAGAGGGGTCTTGGTAACCCGCGATAATGACGGCAGTTTGTTATTAACTACCGCCGGTAACAAGAAAGCCCCCGCCTCTTTGGTGGTAGGTAAGAACGTTATCTCCATGTCGGCCAATGGCACTGATGCCGAGCGTTGTTCAGAATATATAGTTCAAGGCCAGGGCGAGATCAATCAACATGGTTCGGCCAAAAAAGCTCGGGATCTTGAGTTTAAGGCATACGACAAAGATATTAAACGCTATCTGCCCTGCATCATCCAGGCCGATGATGGTGGCGATCAAGAGCATATGCAAAAGATTGCAGAACATACCGCGAGGATCCGTGCGGGCAAGGCATATTCATACAGTTATACTGTTGAAGGTTGGGAGGTCAACGGAGTGCCGTGGGAGCCTAATCAATTGGTGGCGGTGGCAGATCCGGTGCTGGGACTTGATTTTGATGAGATGCTTATTATCAGCGCCAATGCCACTATAAGTCGCGACAATGCGGATGTAACCGAGATCGTAATCGCGCCCAAAGCCGCTTATGAACAAATTCCATTGCCGGAGCCTAAAGAGTCAAGCGGCGGCAAGAAAAAGAAAAAAAGCAAAGGCAATAAGAAAAAAGGCAAAAAAACCGCTGCCAGATGGCCAGGATACAAGGGCCAGGCAGCGGCGCCAAAATCATCCGGGTGGAAAAAATGAAACAGGCAAAAGTTGAAAGATGTGAGGCTAGCGTTACTAATGACTCCGGTAACATGCAGCTTGTTAAAGTTGAAATTCATGCGACAGATGTCTCGGAGGATGTGGAGAATTATCAACAATACGGACTTGCCGGCAATGTCGGTTCAGGTTCGGCGTTGGTATTTAGCATTAATGGCACTAGATTTGTGCTGGGGTTGAACAAGTTAGAAGGCAGGCCTGGTGAACTTGCAGCCGGTGAGGTAATGTTATGGTCAGAGTTTGGGCAGAAAGTACATTTAAAAGATGATGGCAATATTGAGATCACTGCATCTGAAACCGTTGTTAATGGTGAACTGCATGTTCGTGGGGAAATTAAGAATAACGGTCAGACTGTTACCCATCATACCCACGGCGGCGTTCTGCCCGGCGGTTCCAGAACGGACAACATGCAATGAGCGTAGATGTTGCCAAACATATAATCACAAACCGCCACGATCCTTTAGGCATACCATTTGATTGGGCCTTAGGCAAGGAGATGCCGCAAGAGCAGACCCTACATTCATTTGCTGATTATTGTGACGGTCTGGTTAGCAAGGTAGAGCTGCTGGAATCTGGTCTGTTAATTCGTGAAGACACACTGGATAGCGCAGTGATTATGTCGCTTTTTAGCGATGCCAGGGCCAAAGATGATACCAAACTGCCGCTTGATGTCAGCAACAAGCGCGGCTGGTGTGGCGATGAATACTTTAATGATCATGGCTCGGACTGGGGTTCGCTGATGTGGACCCGCTATTCTTCCAAAACCACCGAAGAGACTCGCCGTTTTATGGTCTTTGCGGCCAAGGGAAGTTTGCAACACCTTGTGGATAATAACATTGCCGAACGAGTTGAGGTAGATGGCAACTGGCGTTCAAATTCGCTACTGGCGCTTGAAATTACCATATACAAAGCAGATACTTTAGCTCCGCCCTATGCTGCCGTTTGGGGTTTGACCATTTCAGATCATAAGGATACAAGTTATGCCAACTATACCTGACCAACAGCAGCTGATTGATAACGCTTTGTTTTATTTACAGCAGGCAATGCTTGATGTGGCGGATTATGAAAACCCCGAAGAATTATCAGCCCTGGACGCACGCCTTGCGCGGGAGAATAATCAGGTATTGGCATTCGTTCATGGCACCGGCGTGCATGGCAACTATCTATACATGGAGCGCTATCTCTCCAAACAGGTTAATCCCAGAACTGCGACCGATGAGTTCTTTGCGCTCTGGCTGCAAACCTATGGACTTGCGATCAAACCTGCCAACGCGGCCGAGGGTCTGGTGGTTTTCGCCGGTACGCCCAATGCTGTGATTGATGCTGATGTGGATCTGGATGTTGACAGTATCAAATATGTCACCGCCGAGGCCGGGGTGCTTGATGCTACCGGCAAGGCTGTCGTACCAGTGATTGCGCAGGCCGGTGGAGCGAATACAAACCAGGACGCAGGCGTTATCTTGAGTCTGGTCAATCCTATTGCCGGAGTGGATGGAACGGCTACGGTGGATGTCGATGGCTTGCGGCGCGGCACGGATGCCGAGACCGAAGATGAAGCCCGGGCCAGGCTAATGCAAAGAATTCAAAACCCGCCGCTTGGCGGTGCGCCGCATGACTATGAGCGCTGGGCCCGGGAAGTGCCCGGCATAACTCGTGCCTGGGGCATACGCACCCCGTATGGGCCTGGTAGCGCCGGAGTGGTGATTATGGCGGATGACAATCCTGATGGATTGCCAACCGAGGCGGACAAACAGGCAGTTTATGACTACATCTCTGACCCAAATCGCGGGCCGGCTGATGAGTTGTTTGTGATCATTCCAACGCCGGTTTTTGTCGATATGCAGATTCGCCTTGAACCTGACAACACCACCAATCGGGAGGCGGTTGAATTGGAGTTGCGCGATTTGTTTTTTCGCGAAGCAGGGCCGGGCTTGTCCATTCCCCATACCCATTTGACCGAGGCGGTGAGCGTGGCAGGCGGAGAATACACTCATGAATTTATGAGCCCTGCGATTCAGCCAGGAGGCAAACTGATTGCCGGGAAGTTTGAAATTTTAGTTGCGCGGAATGTGGAGTTTGTAGCATGAACTGGCCTGCTGACACTGAAAAATTCCGCGAAAGTTTGGCGCATTTGCTCCCCCCGGGCTTTGCTTTCCCGCGTGACCCAAATTCAAACGTGCAAAGAGTTATGCGCGCACTGGCGGCAATCCTGGCCGCGGCCAAAGAATTTGCCGATGATACGATCAAACATTCAATCCCGGCCAATCTATGTTGTGATGAGTCGATTGCTGAGTGGGAACGGACGGTCGGTCTGCCGGATGAGTGTCAAGGTGTGCTTGATGATTGTGAGCAAAGGATTAGCGCGGTGTTGCTGCGCCTGGCGAACCCGGAGCTGCACTATAATGACAGCTCCACTGCCAGCATCGGCACTTTGAGTTTTTTAACCGCCATGGCCCGGGCAGCCGGGTTTGAGGTGCAGATTAAAGCTCGCAGGCTGTTTAGATTTATTCGTGAAAGCTTTAATGATCGTTTTGGTCAGTCATTGGGCGTCTTGGATATCTATGTCGGCGGGATCGAATGTGAGCGAATTTGTGAGCCGATTTTGTTCGGCGAGCGGCATTTTGAGCGTGAGTTCAAAAACTGTTTCACCGATATCACCACCAGTAACGAACAGATAACTTGTGAGCCGATCAGGTTCGGCAAGCCGGTCTTTGCCGAGCGGTTTTTAAACTGCAAGTCCAAATTTTTAGAGTGCTTATTTGACAGAATCGCCCCGGCGCGATTTGAACTTAATTTTATTTATTGCGGAGAACATAATGCGTAATTACACTAAGGCTGAAGGGCATGCGGTTCATGCCGGCACCGGCAATAACATGTATGTTGACAACACTATCTGGTCGCCAGACGATGGCAATGCCATTGTTTGGGCAATGGTCGAGCTTGCCAAGGCTGCCGGACTTCCTCTTAAAGATTTCAATCCGGACGATCCGACTACTTATAATTGGCTAAAGGATGCTATTACCCAGATTACCCAATATCAGACACCAACTCAAACCGTCCCCTATACTGGGTTTAATGATATGCCGGTTGGCTCAATTTCGCCGCTAATGTTCAGCGCAACCGGCATGAGCGTCAAATGGACTTATGCCAACGGTGCTCCGGTGCCGATCACGCCTGAGTTGCAAGATTGGTTTGACAGTGACCTGCAGGGTTTAATAAGCGCCTTTAACTCATCAATTGATACCCTTAATGCTTTGCCGGCTCAAGACCAGCCGGCGAACATCCCTGCAAAAGTTGAGATCATCGGCAGCGAGCTGATAACACCGGATTTGATGGGGTTTGAAGCGTTTTTTAAAGGCGGCGCGGTTGGAGTCTTGCAGCATGATGTATTAAAAAATCACACCATACATCTTTTAAGTGCAGGTAACTTTGGTGTATCCACCGGCGCCCCGCATATGGCTTTGAGCTATTCGCTGGCCAAAGGTTTGACAGCCACATATAACGGTTCTCAAGCTGATGTTTCCTATGTTGAAAATTCAACTTCAACCTCCCCAGCTAATCCGTACGCTAAATATTTTGGAGCGACCGAGACGCGCCCAAAAAATATTTCATTGCCCATTTTTTTCAAAATAGCTTAGGAGAAAAAATATGCACGTAAAAATTGACTCGAAAACAGGTGAAATTTTAGGCCAGGCACTCATCGATGAGCGTTTTGGTCTGCCGCCGCACATTGTTAAAATTAAAGCCCTGCCGAACGCGCAAGCGGGTAAAGTTTTAATTTGCACAAACGGCAAAGTTGCTGCGGTGGACGATCACCGAGGCAAAACAGCTTATCTGCCTGACGGCTCCTCCACATTAGTTACCACAATTAATCTTCCAGCAAAACTCAGTCTGCAGCCGCCGCCGCCAAGCCTTGAACAACAAACTATGGCAATTCAAAGCCGGCTGATGAGAGTCAGTGATGCTAAACAGGCTGGTCTTTTAGAAATGTTGTTGGGCTATAAAGCAACGCCGGCGCAAATCGAGCGTTACAAGCGCAAGTATGAACGCGCTAAAAATGGAGAATTTAATCCGAAAAAGAACTCCGCGATAATCAAAAAGCATGAGGCTATGCTGGCGCAGATTGATCATTATGTCGATATGATTGAAATGGCGCGTGAATTTGTCGCCGACCTGATTGAGGCCGGGGAGTTGGACAAGGCGGGGAAGATTATAGACACGGCCGAGAAATTTGACCACACAACCACGCCTGAACAGTTAAAGGAGCTTTTAAATGCCGCGAATAAATAATAATAACAAGGGCGACCGGCGGCGGTTGTAGCCGTCGCCGGACCCAATAACCGGCAAGGTATGGATATGACAAAACCAATAATTCCCTGGCACGGTGGCAAGCGCAGGCTTGCGAAGCTGCTGCTGCCGATGTTTCCCAAACACATTTGTTATGTTGAGCCTTTTTGCGGTGGCGCGGCTTTGTTCTTCATGAAAGAGCCATCAAAGGTAGAGGTAATCAATGACATTAATGGCGAATTAACCAATCTTTATAGAGTGGTTAAACACCATTTACACCCCTTTATTGACTGTTTTAAATGGGAGCTTTCCAGTCGGTCTGAATTCTTATTAAAACAAAAGCAAGCGCCTGAAGCTTTAACGGACATTCAGCGGGCTGTCAGATTTTTTTATTTGCAAAAACTGTCATTTGGCGGCAGAACCCACAAACGCACTTATGGCACCGCCACTACAACTCCAACAAGACTGAATCTGGCCAGGATTGAGGAGGATTTAAGCGCCGCGCATTTGCGGCTCACAGGGGTGAATATTGAACACCTGCCCTGGGACGAGGTGATTAAACGTTATGACAGGCCGCACACATTCTTTTATCTTGATCCTCCTTATTGGCAAACCACTGGATATGCCAGCGATTTAGGGCTTGATGACTACGTTACAATGGCTGATTTAGCCAGGAATATAAAGGGCAAGATGTTGCTAAGCCTCAATGACCATCCTGAGATCAGGCAAGTGTTCAATGGGCTTGATATGACTACAACCAACATCAAATACAGCTTGGCTAGGGTTGGTAAATATAAAAAATCAGAAGAACTGATTATCAAAAATTATTAAAAAAAATAAAAAAAAGACTTGACTTATTTATGCATATATGTATAATATGCATATGGTTGCAATTAAGCAGCCATAAAATCTAAAAGGAGATTAAAATGAGAAGCAAAAAAAGTCTAAGAGTTTGGACTCACCCTGGTACCGGCGAAGATCGTATATATATAAACGGTACATTTCGCGACAGCAACAAGCTATTTATAGCTGATAACGGCGAAGATAGAATTCAAAGCCATTCAGTCAACATAGATGGCAAGGCTCGCGGTAATTCAAATGTTTATAAGAAACGTGAAAAAGATCGCGACGCGATATGGGAAGTTTTGCAAGACTTTGGCTTTAATGGCAAGTCAAAATTCAGCGAAGTTTTAACAGCTGTTCAGGAGGGTTTGTAATGAATAAAAGAATGCAAGAAGATGAGCGCATGACCTATATTGATTTGGATCAATCAGAACATGACGTTTACAGAGGCACCGGCTGGGCTTTGGCGCAGTTTGACAATGACGAGCTTGTAGCCACACATTATCTTTTGGGCGATTATGACTTAAAAGATGCTGAGGCCGGTGATGATGAAATACAAACGGCCACTAAAGCGGCTGTTAAATTTTGCAAAGGCAGGCAAAATCTTTGGCTTGGAATGATGAGTTCGTATCAATTTTGTAATCCAGAACCATTTAAACCAGGATATACGCCGCACATTGCAAGAATAGCCAGATTAATAGGTGAATCTCTTTATAGTGAGTGATTATGAGCTAGGCTATACGCCAGATAACCTCAAACGGATCTTGTCAGAACACGGCAAGACCCGTGAGGATCTGGCGGAACTTTTAGGCATCTCAGTCAGGAATGTTCACAACTGGTGTGTTGCGGTGGATCATCCTAAACACAAATCTTTAAACTATAAAAGGTGGCTTAAAATGTTGGAGTGGTTAAATGACGGGTAAAGTTGGCAGGCCAAAAATGCCAAACAAAAAACGAATTATTTCCCCTAAAATTCATCCGGACGCTATCGCTGCTTATAAAAAACTAAATGCCCATCAGCGCGGACTGTCTGTAAAAATTATTGAAAACGCTCTAATTAAGGCTGCAAAAACCTTGGAAAAATCAATAAAAAAATGAAAAAAATATTAAAAAAAGACTTGACTTATTTATACATATATGTATAATATACATATGGTTGCAATTAAGCGGCCATAAAATCTAAAAGGAGATTAAAATGAGAAAAGTAACTGTAAAAATTATCAAAGAAACCAAGAAATCTAAGTTGGTTGAATACAAAGGTCAAAGAGGTTGGATGATGAATCGCTCAGTAAATTCTGACAACCAAGTTAATCTAAAAACCTTTGAAAAGTCGGTTGAATATTACAAAAAAAGCGAGAGCATTTATAAGTCTGAACAGGATTATAAGAACAGCTATCACAAAGTTAATGTGATAAAGGAAACTGACAAAGGCATAATGGTTGGCGTTAAACTACGTTGCTACCACACTGATGGTGTTAAGCGTGATGTAATTTGGTTCCCTAAATCTCAATGTAACGAAAATTTAGAGCCTAAAGGCTGGTTGATGAATATCAAACGTGATGAGTTGGTTAGCCAGCATGGCCGTAATTTTGAAGTTGAATTTTAGACTAGCTCGAAATTTATGGATGAGGTATAGCGATGCAATTAAATGATAAAAGATATGTTTGTATGGATGGTTTGGTTTACGTTGATCCGACTTATAACAAGTTTATGGCTGATGTAATTAATGCGGCGTATGATAGCGACGTACATGTTGATGATGTCTTATCTGATGATGATTTTGTTAGGTGGTTGCTGCAAAAAAATGCAAATCTAAAAAACGCGCGCTTGGCTGATTTAAATAATGACATGATGGTTTGCCCCACATGTGGCGGAGAAGGGTGCGGCTAAATTGGTATAAATAAGGGCGGTTCCCCGCCCTTATGCCCTGCGACTTTAAAAGACTATTATCGCTAACAGCAATTTACAGGACATGCTTATTTTACCTTGTTTTAGTTAAATTGAAAAGTGATAATTTTTTTATGAGACTGCCAGATTGCAAATACCATAACCCAGACCCGCAATATCTGCGGGATTTATTAGAGCAAGCCGGATTGAGCCAGCGTGGATTTGCTAAGCGAGTTGGTATCCCTGCGCGGACATTCCGTGACCATTTGAGTAGGAATAAACCAAAAAGCAAAGCTCCTTATCCCGTGCAATTTTGCCTGGAAATATTTGCTAACAATCCAGACTCCAATTTGCCAGGTTGTGAAAACTATAATCCTGATCCGCAATATCTGCGGGATTTATTAGAGCAAGCCGGATTTGAGCCAGCGTGGATTTGCTAAGTTAGTTGGCATAGATGAGCGGACGTTTAGACGTTATTTAAGCTCTAAAGATATAAGCAGCAAATGCCCTTATCCTATTCAATATTGCCTGGAAATTCTAGCCGAAAACATTAGATCATCACTTGAATAAAACATGTGTTCAAATCAAGTGTAAATGATCTATTTAATTCGTATTCAATCTAAATGTGAAAATTGGTCATTCCAAATGTCGCGCATCAATAAGACACTATGATCGCGAGCATACTTTCTTTTACCTCGATCCGCCGTACTGGCAAACCGCTGGATATGCCAGCGATTTAGGGCTTGATGACTACGTTACAATGGCTGATTTAGCCAGGAATATAAAGGG